TAGACCCTCGATCCTGCCCCCTCTCCGCCATCTGTCATGTTTGTTAGTATTCCCGTGTTGATATCGGATCTACCATAATGTTTGATCAAACGTATTTCTTCGTCTATTGCAGAATTTTTATCCTCGGTCATGTGTACGATTTTGATCCCAACTGATAGCCCTGCGGCATGTATTTGCCTTATGGTATGTATTTTATGGGGATTGGACCCTTTTTTGTGCTCAGAGCCTGGTATTAAGGATTCAACGATGTGATCTTTTGGCCTCGTTGACCTTTTTCCAAATCCAACATAGAATGGTAGATTTTTTATTGTATTCCATAATTCATACACATAATACTTAGACATAAGTGATCCTCCGTGCTTGCAATTCTATTTATGCTTTAAGCTGCGTGTAGTTGGAATGGAAGATGTAAATCTCAATAGCCGCGGCGGGTAAATTTTTGAGTCTATGTTAAGTAGTAACACATACAACAAATAAAAAGGTTTAAAATGACTAAAACCGCTGAAATAATTATATCCGATGAAACGTCTGTTAAAATTGAAGGACTAGATCTAAAAACTCGTAGGCTGTGTGTTAACGCTGTAAAGTATTTTTTACCACATGCTAGATATAGTCCTGCATACAAACTAGGTCGGTGGGATGGTACTACAAGTTTTTGTACATTAGGTGGCAGGACCTATCTCAATTTGCTTGATAAAATACTGCCAGTATTAGTTGATGAAGGATATGAACTTAATATTGTTGACCAACGTGCTAGTCATGTATTTGAGTTCAACAAAATTGATGACAATTTTCTAAGTCATTTGAAATGGCCTGCCGGACATAGATTTGCCGGCGAACCAATCACTTTACGTGATTATCAGACTCAAGCAATTAATGAATGTATCAACAACTTGCAGGGCATATCTGTAGCTCCTACATCGGCCGGGAAGACAATTATTACAGCAAGCTTATCTATGCTTGCAGAACAATATGGTCGTACCATAGTTATTGTTCCAAATAAAAATCTAGTACAGCAGACCGAAGAAGACTATCGCAATATAGGACTTGATGTAGGAGTGTTATACGGTGATCGTAAAGAATACAATCGTACACATACCATATGTACATGGCAAAGTTTAATGGTACTTGATAAAAAAAACAAAGATGCACTTGACAACGATCAGCTAGAAGTATTTTTAAATAACCTTGTGGCTGTAATATGTGACGAAGTTCATAGTGTAAAGAACATGAATGTGTTGCATAATTTGCTCACAACAACATTTGCTAACATTCCAATACGATGGGGACTAACTGGTACTATCCCAGAAGAGGAATACAACCGAGTTAGTCTGTTTAGTGCTATTGGACCTTTAATCGGTCAACTTACCGCCCGCGAATTACAAGAACAAGGACATTTAGCACAATGCCATGTTAACATTTTGCATACTCAAGATAGTGTTGTGTACAACAACTATCAAGAAGAACTAAAGTATCTTGTTACTAATCGAGTTAGACTTACATGGCTTGCAGGAAAGATAAAAGAAATTGCAAAAACTGGCAATACTTTGATACTAATCGACAGAATAGAAACTGGAGAGTTATTGCACGAAATGTTACCAGAGGCTACGTTCATTAGTGGCCAAATGAAAAGCACCAAGCGTAAAGAGCTTTATAAAGAAATTAATTTAGCTGAAAACGCAATAATGATCGCAACATACGGAACAACATCTACTGGGATATCTATCAACAGAATCTTTAATCTTGTTCTAGTAGAACCTGGAAAAAGTTTTGTGAGGGTGATACAAAGTATAGGTCGCGGCCTGCGTAAAGCCGATGACAAAGACGCTGTGGAAATCTACGATGTTGCCAGCAAGTGTAAGTTTTCCAACAGGCATTTGTTAAAACGTAAAAAATTCTATGCGGATGTACAGTACAATTATTCAGTTGAGAAAACAATTTATTAGTACCGGAATTTTACACATATTGCAAGGCAAGCTAGATGCCATCTAGTTTCCTTAATATATCTTACTGATCTTTTTAAACAATAGTTAAGAATAATACGTAAATACCTGTCAATTACACGGCAGGAGAAGTACGATTAGAATTCTAACTCATGACAACAGATCTTACGCAATTAATCAGATACCAGATCGTGTTGAAGATCTACGCTATTGCATTTTAGACTACTCAAACCAGTCCGATGTTGATTATTATTTTTTGCCGTTGATTTTCCTTGAAAGCTTTAATAGCCCATGTATTGATATTCGAATTGGCCAATACAATGTGCAGATGCCGCTAGATTGGAGCGTAATAATTGGTGATATGCATTTAGGTGACCTTGAAGTTATGCCGTTGGTATACCTAATGGACAAAGATTTTGATGTTTTCTGTTTTAATCCTATCAAAGGTTATATGCCAAGTTTTCTCCGTCTTGAAATAATCAATACCTGGCCTGATGTGAAATGGTATTTTCCAAAACTTAAAAATGGACACCTTCTTGCAGTCCCACTTTCAGACGGCGAGAATCCGTTATGTGCTTTTTTTGTAAAAGATATTGGAAAAATTCCAGACAACCTTGATATACGCAAAATGTTTTAGTCAGCAGAAACCCCGGTGATTTCGCTCAGGCTAATCACCGGGGTTTCGCCGAGTCTGCCTGCTTTTGCAGGGCAGTTATTAAGCTGTCTGTAGTACAGCTTGGCCTGGTTGTGGAACTGTGCCAGTTGGAACCCACTCATATGTATTATATGACCATGTTGTTACTGTCAAGTTTCTAATAACTTCGGCGTATTCAAGACTTGCAATTGGGGAAATTGTAAGAGTAGGACGTGTTGGGCCAAAAGTTCCTGGCGCAACAACAGACAGTGCAGTTACACTACCATTTGCTAACGAATTAGTAACAATTGCGCCGCCGACGCCACTTACTACTACGTTTACAGCTTGATATCCAGATCCGCCATTTGTAATACGTGTAGAAGAAATACCATAGCTAGCTGTTGCAGCAGCACCTGTACCATTTCCACTTGCAGGAGTAAATGATATTGGATTAGCAGGAGGTGTTGTGTAATCGCCCTGGTTGTATGTGGCTAATCCAGACACGTCCCAACGTAGATTGAAGTTGGCAGTGTTTGCCCATACATTAGCTGTAGTTGCGCTGCTGTATACAGTTGTGTTGCTGATACTGGTGCTGGTTGTTGTGCCTGCAGATGTAATAGTTACACCGCTAATATTACCGTTGCCGGTTGTTGTTGCAACTGTAATCACAGTAGGTGACAACCATCCTGCATAATTCCATGTAAATTTATCGCCAACTGTATAACCGGTATTAGTGGTAATGTTGCCAACAGCACCCAATGTAACACTAGTTACCTTTGCATTTGCACGTTGGTTTGTGTTGTATGTTCCGCCGTTTACACTGAGAATTTGTCCCGGAATGTAACCAGCGGCAGATGTTCCTGTACCGCCCGATGTAACTGTATAACCAGTTACGCCTAAATTGGCAATTGCAGTTGCACCACTGCCTGTATAACCGTATGGTTGTACAGTGATGTTAGCCTGGCCTGGCTGCAATGCTACTCCACCGTTTGTTAATTCAACACGATCGGAATACAACCCAGTTGCCGAAACCATGTTATAGGTATTTGTTGCTTTTTGTGCAGATATCCAGGCGTTTGCTGTTCCGCCTAGACCTGTGAAATATGCTGTAGCTTGAATTGTTTGTCCAGATCCACTAGTATTGCCAATGTATCTGTTGTTAATCGGGCGTCCCATTTTGTTTCTCCTTAAAATTTGCTGCCGTTCTAGGGCTACGCGGACGGACGACCGCATAATGCTAGATGGAAGTATTTATGATGTTTTGATTAAACCTATTACAATCTAGTTCAAGACTTGCGTTACCATATATATTCAGTAACAATAGCAACTACATTGAGAGGTATGTTAAATGGCCGCAGCAAAGCAACATAAATTAGATCTTGGCGACGTATTGAGCGCACTTGATCGATGCGATCTTGGCTATTACAATAAATTAACAGACGAAGAAAAAAAAGGCTACACTCCGTTGGTCCTAATGNGATATATGAGTTCGCTTAATATGCAGAATCCAAATGCTGCATACGCAGTAATGGCTGCCAACGACCTTGTTAATATCGGATTTTGGAATCTTAGTAAGCATCCTGAGCTACAGCATCAGTTGCTGTGCTTAACTGGTGTAGGTAGTAAACAATTTCGTCCTTGGTTATCTGCAAAAAACTCCAAAAAAAGCAACAAAATAGATCAGTGGCTGTTAGATAAGTTTCCTAGCTTAAATGACGACGAACTACAAATACTTAAATCATCATACGATTCTAAAAGTTGGGCAGCGTTTGTAAAGTCCAGCGGTGTAAGTGACAGCGAAGTAAAAGAGCTAATAGATGCACGGAAAAAGCAAGCTGCATGAACGAATTCCAGTGCGAGTTTTGCCAACGGAAATTTTCAAATGAACTCCCTCTTATAAATCATAGTTGCGAAAAAAAGAGACGCTGGTTTCAACGTGACGAACCACATGCACGATTTGGCTTTCTTGCATGGTGTAGATTTTATGAATTAAACAGTTATAACAAATCCAAAAATTTTAAAAACAATCATCGCACATTTATTGACAGTAAATATTATATTGCCTTTGTAAAGTTTGGCAAACACATACGGGACTTAAATGCAATTGATCCTGCTAAATTTATAGATTATGTTATCAAAAATAACTTGCCGCTTGACAAATGGACGCATGACTTTGTTTACGAACAGTATGTACGAGAACTAACACGACAAGAAACAGGAGAAGACGCCCTGGAACGTAATGTAATGTTAATGAACGAATGGAGTATGCAAAGCGGCGAACCGTGGCCAGACTTTTTTAGGAAGGTAAATCCAAATCAAGCAGTTGCATGGATACGTAGCGGCAGAATATCTCCTTGGTTACTATATAATGTTGACAGTGCAGTTGATTTTTTTGAAAGATGCACGCCGGAACAGTTGGGCATAATCAAAAATTGTGCACCACCCGGACCATGGAAAATACGATTTAATAAAAATAGAGACACTTGCGATTTTATACGAAATACACTTAGAGAGAACGGAATGTAACAATGGACAACAATTACGACGGCATGTATGAAGCCAGCGACGATGAGACCTTTACACAAGTAAATCACAGCACAGGAATACACATTCAGGAAAAAGGTGTGATTAAAGAAATGGAGATCGATGGCAAAAAGATTTCTGTAGTTGACGCGGCAGTAGTTATGAAACTAACTAATGAGCTACGCAATGTTCAAACTATACTTGCCAAATTAACAAACGATATACGCAATCTAACCACGAGATTATCAAACACAGAACGCCGTTTTACAGCTATCAATGCTGAATTAGATAACAAAGTTAGCTACGAATAACTATAAATGCTATGTGTTGACATAACCAGCTGTGTTACTCTAGAATTATATAATATTATGGAGATGATACGTGCGTAAACTAGTCGGCGATGTTGACATAGATTTTGCCAATCGTAATCAAGCCCTGGCATTGCTTGATTACGTACCTGCATCAATAATACGCAACAATAATATAGTAAAACATAATACAGGCGTATATTTCCACGCAGTACCTATGGACCCACTTACTGGTTTAGCAAGTTTGAATTATGAAGAAGCAGAACAGCAAGGATGGTATAAAGTTGACTTACTTAATGTAGGTGTATACGAGCTTATAAAAAGTGAACAACATTTATTAGATCTAATGTCACAAGAATTTGATTATAACTTGCTAACATATCCTGAGTTTACATCACAATTAATACATCTAGGAAATCATGCAGATATGGTTGCCAGCTTGAAACCTTGCAATATTCAAGAAATAGCAATGGTGCTGGCTTTGATACGTCCTGGCAAACGACATTTATTTGAAAAATGTAAAGCACACGGTTTTGATGCAATTAAACACGAGATATGGACACATTCTGCCGGCGGCGGATACACATTCCATAAAAGTCATGCCACTAGTTACGCTGTTTTAGTAAAAGTACACGCCAATCTTATTGTAGAACAAGCCACCTATACTGTTGACAGCTAAAATTAAAATACTATAATACCACTAAAGTACAGGAGATAAACATGCCGTCTAAGGTTCTTAAGTTAAAAGCTGACACCTCATCACTCGGTACCACCATTACACTTTCAACCCATGATGGTAGCTACAATGTAAAGTTAGCAGAATACTTAGAAAATAATCCGTTGAAAAACAATAGGGCAAAACTAACCACTGGATACTTGTTTCGTAGCCCAAATATTGCCACAGATCAATGGGCCTCTATGTTAGAAACACTTAACAATATTGAAGGTAATTTTTCTATTACAGCTAAGGTTGTAACTGATAAAGAAAACAACTCTGTTGTAACTGCCTGGGCCCGCTTTGAGGATAAAAGCGATGCTGCTGTATTTGCATGGAGTAATGTTGACCATTGGCAAAAATGGAGTGATGAAAACGAAGAACAAGATAAGCAAGAAAATAAAAATAGAAAAACCACAGTAAAAATGGGCAAAGATGGGCGTCTACGGGTTAAAGCAACGGTAACTACTCTTGACAAATGATGAATGGGAAACTCTTGCTGAGCGGATATTTGAGATTGTTGCGTTAGAAACATGGGACGAACTTACTCAAATAAAACTTGGAACCTATCTTACCCTTAGAGGAGCAAAATATTTGTTTCCTGAAAACTTAGATTATAAACACCGACTAACTTTAGCTGTTATGATAAATGACGAAATACGTATAATTACTGTGCCTTAATAAGTTGTATAGTACGACGTTTAAGTTTCTTATTCATAAGGTCCATCATGTTAACGGTTGGCCCTTCTATTATTGTAGTTTCTTTTTTAGCGAATGTTTTAAGACATGGTTTAAATGGCTTAAAGCGTTCGCGAAGAAACAAATTAATAGGTATGGTGCGATTGCTTTCCCACCACCAAGTTTCCCCGCATAATAAAAATTCTCGTTTATTTTCGCTGGTAAATCCTGCATCGAGAACATAGATACTGATAAACTGTGCATCAGAATTCTGCATAATTCCAATGTATTCGTTATTAAGATATGTGACTATGG